GCTCAGGATGAAACCATTGCGCTGGCTCGTATGACTGAGTTTGAGAACGAGACTGGCGACTACTCCATGTTCGACAGTTACGACATGGCCCGTACCTTCCTCCGTCAAGGCTCCTACCGAGTTTATTGATGCCCCTGATTACTACCCCAATTCCGAATCTCGTTGGTGGCGTTAGTCAGCAGCCTCCTGCTGTGCGGGCCTACAACGAGGCACAGGCCATCGACAATGCCGTCCCATCTCCTGTGGAGGGTCTGGTTAAGCGGCCTCCTACGGAGTTTGTTGCGCTTGTGGCCAATGCGGGTGGAAATGGGCTGTTCTGCAATCTGACCGAACCCCCGTTCATCCACACGATTGAGCGGGATGCAAATGAGCGGTACTTTGTCATCATTCAGCAGGACGGCACTCCGACTGTTTATAAGAATGATGGAGCGCGTCAGATCGTCTATATCGATCCGGGAGTGAGTCTTGAGACAGCCAGTAAGACGCAGCGTAAGGCTTTGACTGTTGGAGATGTCACGTTTATCTCCAATTTGAATACGAACACTGCAGCGCAGAACACGCTGTCCACTTCTAATCCCACAGACTACACCCGGGCTGGTCTGGTCTGGATTCGTCAGTCTAACTACAGCCGAAAGTATGCGCTGACGTTGACCACGATTGAGACTACTCCAGTGGTGTCTTCATTTACGGTGACCACCGGACAGTCTGGAAAGATGGGAACTAACTATGTGACCAAGATCTTTGCAGATGGCGTGGTTCCAGTCAATCCTATTTCTGCGTCCTTTACGGCAACTGTTAGTCAAGATCTGATGACTGTAAGCGCAATGGGAACTGGATCGGGAGCCATTGTTGTCGGCCATGAACTTTTTGGAACTAATGTTATTGCCGGAACAACGATTGTTTCTTTTGGTACTGGAACTGGTGGGGTTGGAACGTACAAGGTCAGTGTTTCTCACAACATCAATTCTGCGACTTCAATGACTACCAAGGAGCCGCAGAGCACCGGAACCTATAGTGGACCTGCTGGAGGTATTCAGGCAGCCGGAGGAAACTACTCAACTTCTGTCCACCTTGATAACGTGATCTACATCAAGGGTGGAGCCAAGGCATTTACTGCAACCGTTGAGGATGACTTTGCAGGAGATGCAATTGTCTTTATCCGTGATCAGGTAGAACGGCTTGAGGATCTTCCTCCTACCGCTCCCCACGGATACATGGTCAAGGTACTCGGCTCTGCAGAATCTGATGTAGACGATTACTACGTCAAGTTCAGGGCCGACAATGGCGATTTCTCTCGCGGAGTCTGGGAGGAAACGGTTGGCCCGGGTGTGAAGTACCTGTGGGATTATTCGAAAATGCCCCTGCTGCTGATTCGTCAGTCTGATGGATCTTTTATGCTGAAGAAGGCGGATGGAACGACTCCTTCAACAGGAAACGGACGGCCCTCGGCGGATTCTGCAACGGTTTACAATGCCTTCAAGTGGGAAAGCCGTCTTGTTGGGGATGACAACAGCAATCCCTTCCCGTCCTTCCTTGGCTACCCGATTCAGGACATGGTGTACCACCAGAGCCGTCTTGGCTTCATGTCGGGTGAGAACATCGTCTTCAGCGAGGTGTCGGAGTTCTTCAACTTCTTCCGCACCAGTGTTCTGGATGTCTCAGATTCAGACCCGATTGACATTGCCTCTAGCAGCCCCCGCATCGGCAAGATCACGGCTGCAGTCAGTTTCAACTCCGATCTGATCCTGTTCACGCCCACGACCCAGATGGTCCTGCGTAGCGGTGATGCTCTGTCTCCCCGATCTGTTGGCATTCTTCAGGTTGCAGAGTTTGAGAATCAGGCCTCCATCATTCGGCCCATCCCCTCGGCCAACTCGGTCTTCTTCACATTTTCCAATGGCGGCTTTACTGGAATGCGTGAACTGGTTCCGCAGCCGTCCCTGAGCGGGGCTTACCTTGCCAACGATCTGACGAACAATGTTTCTCGGTACATCCCGAGCAACGTCAGTCATCTGGCCGCCACCACCCATGAGAATCTGGCTGTAGTTGTTGCCAATGGAGACATCTACGGCTACCGCTACTTCAATGCCAACAATGAGCGGGTGCAGTCGGCTTGGTTCCGCTTTACGTTTCAGGATTCAGATGCCAACTCCTATGCCTTTGCCAAGGCAATCTGGGCTGGCTTCATTGAGTCTGACCTGTATGTCGTGATGCTGCGGTCTCGTACCAACTCCACCGCCTACATCAGCATTGAGAAGATCCGCATGGGTGCGGGCATCAACGATATTGCAATCTCCGGTAAGAACTGGATCACCCACCTCGATCAGCGCAAGTACTACGCGGCTGGTCAGGGTTCCTACAACTCCTCCACGGGGCGTACCACCTTCACCCTGCCCAAGCCCATGTCCTATGCGGCAGGGAAGACCAAGGTCGTGACGTTGGATGGCTACACCCTGAGCACGGTGAGCGGCACGGCCTACTCTGATCCCACGGCTGGTACGGTGGTCGTGGCTGGCGACTGGAGTGCCAAGGCGGTCTGGATCGGCACGGCCTACACCATGACCTACGAGTTCTCTGCGCCCTACCTGAAGGGCTCTGCGGGGCGTGGACAAGCCGCTATCATCAGCGGTCGATACCAGTTGCGCTACCTGACTCTTCAGTACGCGGATACCTCCTACTTCAAGGCAACGGTAGCCATCGATAACGAAGACACCTATGAATATCTGTTCACTGGTGAGATTGCGGGCCTGTCACTCATCGGAACCACAAACGTGAATACCGGAACTTTCAGGTTTCCCGTGTTCTCCAAGAACGACAACCTGACCATCAAGATCATCAATGATTCTCCGCTTCCTAGTAAGATCCTGAGCGGAGAGATCGAAGCCTTCTACAACGACCGGGCTACGAGATTTGGTGGATGATCGAATATAGGCACAGCATCATTCCAGATATCCCGATAGTCGCTGCCGATATGAGGCCAGAGGACCGGGATGAGGTGTGGGCTGCTCTTAATGAGACACCTCGGAAGACCCTGTTTGGCGCATATGTCTCGTCTACAGAGTGCTTCACCATCTACCACGTTGCCTCAGGCAAGCCCTTGGCAATGTTTGGCTATCGGATTACTGAGCCAAAGATCTGTGCAAGCATCTGGATGTTGGCTGGTACTGGCCTGACAGAGCACCGTTGGACTTTCTTGAAAAGATCCAAGGCTTTGATTAACTATATTCAAAGTCGGGCTCCCCTTCTGTACAATACCGTGGACCGCCGTAATGACCTGCACCTTCGGTGGCTGGAATGGCTTGATTTCAAGTTCATCAGAACTATTCCAGACTTTGGTCATCTCAAACTTCCCTTTGTAGAGTTTGCTCGGCTTAGGAATTGACAATGGATCTGGAACTCTCAAATAGCGGGCCGATCTCTCTGGATCAAGTGCGGAAGTTTGAGGATGCGCTTCGGACGCTGCCTCAGGTTGAACTGCCAACCCACAGTCTGATCCATGGTTCCATGTATGCCAGAACCATCTTCATCCCTGCGGGCACGGCCCTGACAGGTGTCTTGACGAATCTGGATAACATCTGCATAATCCATGGCGACATCTCGGTCACTACCGATGATGACGTTGTGCGCTTCACTGGCTACCATGTCATTCCTGCCAGTAAGAACAAGAAGCGCATTGGCATGGCCCATGCAGACACTTACTGGACCACGATTATTCACACGCTCAATCAGACAGTAGAAGCCGCCGAAGACGAGATGAGCAACGAAAGCCATCTCCTTCTTACTAGGCAGAATCAAATTACACAGATAGAAACGGAGTCCTGATATGTCATTCGCTGTTACTGCAGCCGTTGGAGTTGGACTGGCCTCAGCAGGAGTTAATTACGCTTCTCAGGCTAGTGCAGCAAACTCGCAAAATGCGTATCGTAGGCGGCTTGGAATCTCCCAGAACAAGCAGTTTCAGGAAAACGCCACTGCTGTGATCAAGGACATCGGCTCTCAGATTGACCAATTGGCACAGCGGGATATCCAACAGGCTTCTGCCACGCGGCAGGAACTGGATGGGATCATGCGTAACGCCCGCCAAACTCAGGGAGCCTTCCGTGCTCAGGTGGGTGCTGCCGGAGTTCAGGGCCGTAGCGTTGATATGCTGCATGACCAGTTCTCGCGCAACGTGGCTGAGTTTGAATCGGTGGCTGCTCGTAACATCCAGAACATGAGGATGCAGTCTGCTATTGAAGCCAAGGCAATTTATGCCCGTGGGCAGAGTGCGATCAATCAGGGTTACCCGAATCCGCTGCCCCCGGCTCAGACCGTGTCTCCTGCTACCAGCATTATGAATGGTATCAGCACTGGCTTTGCAGCCTATGGAACGCTGAACTCTGCCTTTACCAATCCCAATCCGGGTGTCGGTTCTCAGGCGAACACGCTTACCAATGCGCCGCCGAACCTCCTTGCAGCGACTCCCAACCAACTTCAGTGGAATGCGCTGACTTCGACTCCTCCCACTTTCCTCGCAAGGTAATACATGGCTACTGACCGCCCATCACTTGGAGTTACTGCACAGCCCACCAGCACCTACGCTGCGCCCATGGCTGTTGCTGCGGAATTGTATGACCAGCAGTCCGTGAATCTGGCCCTCCAGTTTAGCGAGGCATTCAAGGATCTTTCTCTGTCGGCTGCAAACTTTGCTGCCACCATGAAGAAGGAAGACAACCAGCAGCAACTTCAGGCTGGTCAGGATCTGATTAACCAGAATCAGAAGTCGTATCAGCAACTGGTGGACAGCGGCGAGATCAAGCCGACTGAGAACCCGTGGTTTGCTGTGGGTGCTCAGGCTGCCAGTGGCAAGATCGAAGGCATGAAGGCACGGGCCCATTTCATGTCGATCTACGAACAGGCTGCCCAGAGCGACCCCAAGTTCCTTGACGGTCCTGATGGCTTCAATGCCCTTGCTGCCCAGTACACGGCAAATGTCCACACCACGATTGGCGACTCTCCCTACCTGAGCCGAGCCTTCTCTGAGGCATTCGATCCTTTTGTGGCCTCCATGGGCATGAAGCACGAGGAGAATGTCATCAACAACCGCACCCAGAAGATTGTGATGGGTGTCGGTGCAGAAGTCTCCAAGGCTGTTAGCGATCTTGAAAGCCCGGATCCCATCATCCAGAACCTTGCTGCCGGAAGTCTGCAGGAGTCTCTGGATGAGATGGGCCGCATGGGCGTGGGACAGAAGCAGATCAATCAGGCTGCAGTGGACTCCCTTGTCGCTGTGATGAAGAATGGCGACAATGTCGAGAAGGCCGAGAAGTTGCTTGCAAGTCTGAAGGCGGGCACTGGTGCGCTTCAGGACACTGACTATGCCAAGATGGTGCTGCTAAACAGCCGTGCTCAGATTGAAGCCAACCGCAACCGCATGAGCGAGGCTGAGTACAAGGCGTGGAACGACTACAAGCCGACCCTTGTTGACGCTGTTGTCTCTGGTAAGAAAACTGTAGATGAAGTTCTTACAGAGTATGACAAGTGGTCTACAGGTGCGGAGCGTAAGGTCAGCCTGACGGTGTCCCAGATGGCCAGCCAGCGGAATGAGATTGAGGTTGATATCAAGCGCGGTCTGGCAGATGTTGAGCGTCAGCGGAAGGAAAGCACCGCGAACACGCTTGCTAAGTACATCTTTGATAAGTCTGCTGTTACTGGAAAGATAACAGACTTTCGCGACCGTCTTGAGGATCAACTGGTTGCTCTTAAAGTTCCAGATGCTGAAAGACCGTCGTGGCGCGCTCACGCAGATACGCTCTGGGAAGCCCGAGCCAAGGAACGGGCAGACGGCGAAGTTGCATACCGGGCTCAGGTTCTTTGGAAGGGTACGAGCCTCGATCCAACAACTGGTCTGGAGTTTAAGGGAAAGAGGGATTTTACCGCTTATCTTATGGATAAGACTGGTAAAGCAGACCTTCCCGATGTCCTTAGTTGGAAGACGCAGATTGACCAATGGAAGATCGGAGAAGGCATCAATCCGGGTGATGAAAAGTCTGCAAAGTTGGACCGGGATGCTTACAGCCGATTTGATTCCATGCTGCAGCAGATGGAGGAAATGAGCAACTCGGCTCCAGAACCGAATGATGACATGGCCACTAAGGAAGGCAAGGCCAACATCCGCGCTAAGTTTATCTTTATGCGTATGCACCTTGCACAAGCCTTTGAGGATACGCGGGCTGCAGATACTGCTTCTAACATCTTTATTGCAGGGTTGAACCCGACCCTTGAAATTGAAGTGCCTTATCAGATGGAAGATGTTGCTAAGGCATTTTCTATGGCCCGACAAAACAACCTGCCCATCAAGTTGGCTGTTAATCCCGATAGTCCGAATGGCCGTGAAATGACGCAGATGCTTGACTTTGTTTCTTCAAAGATTCAGGCTGGCCAGACTCCGGCAAACGTGTTGCGGGACGCGGCCCAGATGAAGTCTTCGCAGACTGCCACGGGGATCAACTGGTTTGATCGCATGAAGAGCCCCCTGCTCTGGACAGATATGTTTGGAACGGGCAAGGATGCGGCAACCTATGCAAACAAGATTGGCTCCGACCTGAACGGTCTGGGAGTCACCAATCCTGATGCATATGTTTATGCAACGGGTGCATACAAGGAAGCGTATATGCAAATCCTTGGAACTACGGAGCATAGTTCAGATGCGGCTCTTAGACAGGTTGCAAAGCGTGTCGCCTCTGAGCACCTTTCGGTCAAGGGATCTCTAGTTGCAAAGCGCGATCTCCCTCCGACTTGGCAGGAGAGCCCTGAGTTTATGAAGGCATGGCTGTCCACGGAGTTTCCCCAGTACCCAGATGCAACCCTTGTTCCCGTATCCCGGAATGCTAATGGCTCTCTGCTGTATGCTGCAAGAAACGCGCAAGGCAACGCCATTGCAAACAAACTCTACACGGCTGAAGACTTCAAACTGACTCCTGTCGAATTCAAGGCTGTTAAAAAGAAGGCCGAAGAAAACATGAGGCTGTACTCTGGTTATAACTGGGGTGCATCGTACTCTCCTTAAAGGAAATACATGGCTAAGGGAATTCTCGGTACTCCGATCTTCAGCCCCACCATTGCTGAGGAATATGAAGCAGCACAGCGGGAGAAGGCACTTCCTGACATCAATCCAGACTTCATGGATATGTCTCAGGATCCGTTCGCCAGTTTTGTGCTAGGAACACGAAACAGTCTTATTGGATCTGCGGCACAGTTTGTCTACGACAAGGCTTACAAGTTCATCAATCCCGGTGAATACAATGAGCCCCTGAACTTCAACAGGACGCGGGCTGAGTTTGATCCTATTCGTGACCCCTATTCCTTTGGTGCAGGGAACAATCTAGACTCTATACAGCAGGATCTGAACAACCTGAACTTTGATGAGTGGGGCTATGTGCTCGGTGCTGGCAGTTTTCAGGAGTACCGAGATCGCCTGAACTACGTCAACTCGTCAAAGCCTGAGGTTCAGTCGCGGCTTGGTGCGGCGGGTACTGCAGGTGCGGTGGCTGGTATGGGCATGGATCTGAGCGGCTTGATCCTGATGGGTATTGCTGCAGAGCCTCTGGCTATTGCTGGCCTCGGTGCAGATACGACTCTTGCAGCACGGGCTGCAGCACAGTCCTATGGTCGATACCACACCGCTGAACTGGGTGCTGCTGCCGCACAAGGTGCTGCCACCATCAGCCGTACCAACCTTGCAGCCCGGTATCTGGCCCTTGGCATAGCAGAAGAGGCCGTCTACCAAGGGGTCAAGAATGGTATTGATCCTACCTACAACCCCACCGCAAAGCAGGTCATGTTTGATCTGACGGTGTCTGGAGGCATCAGCGCAATCGTTGGCGGTGCTGTCTTTGGTCGTATGTTTGTCAAGCAGCATATTGAAGAGGCCGCACAAGAGATGGCCCGTATGCGGAAGACCGTGCTTCCCGGCGGCTATGAGATCAACTGGAGTCCGGGATTTGCTTTCAGTTCCCCTGCGGCTGCAGATCAGATGCTGTTTGCTATGGGCACGGGATCCATGTCGGAGGAGGCGCGAAAGGTTGCGGCAGACCTGTGGCTTGACTGGTCGCGAACCACTGGTCCTAGGATCGATCCTTTTATTCCGGGAACCCGTTCGGTAAGTCTCCCTCAAGTTGCGGAAACTACTGCAGAACGTGCGACAACCGAGGCTGTTCAGCAGGGCTCTGTAACGACATTTAAGACCAGTAAGGGATCTGTTTATGAAGTGCATCCCGATGGAACCACTACCCGCACAAAGGCGGCCCGTCCAGAGCATCCCGGAGATTCCGGTCTAAAGGAGCGATCAGGGCGTACCGTATATGTGGACACAAACGCCGCTGGTGAGTTGAGTTTGATTTCTACCCAAGGCGGTCCAAAGAAGCAAATTCAATTTCTTAAAATGAAGTCTGGAGAAGAGCGGGTTGGTGTTCGTTATCTTGATGGTAAAGATGCTGGAGGATTTGAAAAGCGAACTGTTGTTTCTTTTGAAACAAAGCCGCGTGTTGGCCTGCATCCGGTTGAATTGTGGTCGGACGGTTCAGTCCACTTTGGAAATCCAATTACTGAAGTGGGCGGTCAAGTCGCCGCTAGAGAAGTTCGTGACGCTGCTGGACGAATCCCTGCAAGAGCAAAAGTTGGGCCTCTTATGGGCGTTCGTTCAGTTATTAAGGCCGCCGCTCAAGAACTTTCCATTGCTGGCATGAAGTTGGATGAGAGAGTCTTTGCCACGATTGCTGAAGCCCTTGTTCGTGCCGATGCCACCAAGTTCCGAGCAGGAGCCTTCAACAAGGTGTTCTGGGAAGAATTGGCCAAGGCACTTCCTCCTGAGGTTGTGGCCAATCTTCGTAAGCCCGCTGAACGAGCCTTCATTGGCGGCGTGGATCGCACGGTAATGGATGTTGTGCAGCGGGAAGACATGGTCGCTTCTGTATGGCACGCTTTCAATACTGGTCGCCACCAGATGGCAGGAACCCCCAACTCTCTGATCTTCCAAGTGCTGCAGGAGATCCGGGATCGTGGTGGCAAGGTCAACCGCCAGATCGTTGGCGAGGTGATTGACGAACTTCGAAGCATCCGTCAGGCTCCTCCTACGCGAGTGAACAAGCGTGGAGCCACGATGGTCGATTTCAATGCCCGCCGCGCTAGGGTGATTGAGATCATCAATAAGCGGTCGGCTGGCGGCAAGGATATCAAGATTGCAGATTCCCTGCTGAAGAGGATTAATGCAACGGCTGGCAATGTAGCGACTGCGGGAGCCATGGAAGCGGCGCGGGCCGCTGTGGGTGGGCTCTCCAAGGATGCCTCCGAGATTCCTCGTATCCACGCTTGGTGGGAGAGGATTCCGGGCCTGAGCAACTACCTCAATCAGGCCGCTTTGCTGATGGAGTCTGAGAATGGGTGGGCACGAATGCTTGGCCATGTCGGCTTTAATGCCCGCCGTGCGTTTGAAAATATGCCGCAGCCCACGACCATCATGGAAGCCGGGAACATGGTTGTCTCCGAGATGACCTATGGGTTCATGCGTGGCTACCGAAACGCCTACACCCGCTTTGCTCTTGGCAAGGGTGTGGACAACGTGTCTGCGACTCCGGGACTGGTTGATGCCCTGCGAACGTCCTTTGGATCTGAGAACCGGGCCATGCGCCGGGAGTTCAACAAGCGTGTTGCAGCCCAGTTGCGTAGTGGTTTGAACAACGATGCCCATGAAGCCGTCAATGAGGCTGCCAAGGGTATCCGGGAACTGTTCAACAAGATGCATGGGATTGCCCATGGCGTGGGTCTGAAGGGATTCACCACCTCGGCAGTCAACAACTACTTCCCGCGACTGTGGCGATTTGATCGCATCCGGCGACTGGCTGAGACCGAGGCTGGCAAGGCCGACCTTCGTAACCTGATTGAGCGGGCTCTTGATCTGGGTGGTCGCAAGGTCGTGATTGATGGCGTGGAGCAGACGTTTAAGGGCGATCTCAAGGAGGCTGCCCGTGTCTTCTCTGAGCGTCTGATCAAGATTGCCAAGGGAACTGAGAATGCTCCTCTTATGGAACAGGATCAGGAACTCTTTGATGCGCTCGACAATCTGGCGGGCATCATCAAGGGAACGGGCGGAAGCAAGACTCCCTTTGGACGCGCTCGTACCATTCTTGATGAATCGGCTTCAGTGGCCACCTCGGCAGACCATCTGAATCACGGCAGTTCGGCTATGAGCCTTGCTGACCTGACCAACGATGATCTGCCCATGGTCTTCCGCAAGTACACCACCTCGGTGATGGGCGCGGTCAATGAGAAGCGGTTGATCAATGCGTTCAATGAGGAATTCAAACTTCGTGGAATCCTTGGGCCTGTCAAGACCGTTAAGGGTGTTGAGGTTCAGGAAGCCATTGAAGTCAACTCCATCAACGAACTGTTTGCAACGATCAAGACTCTTGGTGGTGCAATTAACAGTACCCATGAATCGGGTATGCGTGAGGTCATTGCTGCCCTGCGCTACGAGCCGATTCACTCTGGTGCGTCCACGTTTGGCGACAAGGTGCTTGGTGTGGTGCTTCCTTACGGCTACCTGACTACGGGTGGTCAGTTTGGTCTGGCCGCCTTGGGAGAAGTTGCCCGCATCATTGGTACTGTTGGAATCCGTAATGCTGTTAATCAGATTCCGATCCTGACGGAAATGGTTGGCAACTGGCGAAACATGGACCGTCCAACACAGAACTTCGCATCGTTCATCGATCAATGGTTCTCGCCATCGACTGACCGTATGCGCCGTATGTTCATGGATGCCTCCGGTCAGCCGGATGAATACGCATCCCTGCCCAAGCGGGCTCTTACGGGGGCTGCAAACCTGATGGCTGATGCGTCTGGTCTGGCCCCCATCACTAGTTGGACGCAGCAGTTGACGGCAGCCTGTTCTATTCAGCATCTTTATGATGTTGGTAGGGGAGCCCGTAGGCTTGATAAGGCCACCCTCAGTACCCTTGGTCTTACGGTTGAGAAGTACGACAACCTGATCAAGTTTGTGGGAGCCAACGCTGAACTCAAGGATGGATTCCTTGGGCAGCGTGTCATTGGCCTGAAGCGCATGGATGCCATTGAGGTGGATGACCTGAAGGGCTTTGTGGATCGCATGGTCCGCACCCGCATTCAGGACATTCCGACCCGTGGCGACTTTGCCAAGCAAGCCTTTGGCTTCTGGGGCCGCCTTGCCACCCAGTTCCGCAGTTTCAACATCAAGGGAATTGACAACTTCCTGATTCAGAACGCTACCCGTGTGGCCCGTGGTGGTGCTGAGGGTCGGGCCAAGGTGGCTTCTGAGATTGCCTACACCATGCTCTTTGCAGGAACCATCCAGTATCTGAGGAACTACGCAGACTGGAGTTCGCTGAAGGCTGCGGGCAATGACGAGAAGGCAACCAAACTGGAACCCACTCTTGGAATTGGCGGCTTTGTCAAGGGATCCATGTCTGGTCCTTCTGAGTTCTGGCTGGCCACGATGACTGCAGACTTTGCTTGGACGCGGGCAGTTGACCCGGATCCGATCTTTGCCCCCTACCGTTACAGCGGTCTGAAGTGGTACGGATTCCCCGGCGAAGCCATGGGAACTCGTGCAGCCTCCGTGTTTGGCGATGTTTACGGAGCGACCGTGGGTGCTGCTCTTGATCTTGGCGTGAAGCAAGAACTCACGACTGGAACCCTGCACAAATTCCGTCTTCTGACCCCCGCTCAAAACTACCCCGGTCTTAAGCAAATTCTCAATGTGACCGAACAGCAGATTATTGACGAATTTAATCTTCCAACCACCCAATCCCGTACTAGGGACTGATTCTAAGGAAACTTCCACATGGCAAACAGTTATAACCTCTATACCGCCAACGGCTCAACCACGGATTTCAGCCTTGTTGGGATTGATGGCTGGATCAGCAGCGGCTTTCTCAAGGTCTATGTGAACGACACTCTGGTTACGACTGGGTATACGTTCCAAGATCTGACCACTGCCGCTCCCTTTGTCCGCTTTACCACGGCCCCCGCTAATCAGGCTCAGGTTCGGCTGCAGCGTGAAACTCCGAGCACTGTGGCATCCTTTCAGGCCAATGTCGTGGACTTCAATGACGGCTCGGTGCTGACTGCTGCCGATCTGGACAAGGTGGTGACTGGTCTGGTCCATGTTGCTCAGGAGGCTGAGGACACGGGTTCAGGAGCCCTTGGTCTGACTGTGGATGAGACCAATTGGAATGCCGACTCTAAGCGCATTACCAATATGGATGATGGCATCAATGCTCAAGATGCTGTAACCATGAATCAGTTGACTACGGCGACTATTTATGGTGGAGCCACCGTCATTCCTCAGGTCTGGTATTTCAATGGAAACGGAACTACGACCTACACGCTTAACCCGCTTCCGTTGAATACTACGCGAGAAATGTTCCTTGTTGAAGTTGGTGGAGTGCTCCAGCAGCCCGATACCTACACGATTACCAAGGAAGCCATTATTTTCAATAGTTCGTTTGCAAGTACTATTGGAATCTCTGTTAGAAACTTTGGTGTGTCGCGAAACGTCATCGATGGAGTGAACACCTCAACCCTTCAAGACGGCTCCGTGACCACTCCAAAGATTGCTGATCTGAATGTTACTACGGCCAAGATTGCTAACTCTGGAGTTGCCACGGCCAAGATTGCCGACGATGCCGTCACTTATGCCAAGATGCAGAACGTGTCTGCCACCGACAAGGTGCTTGGCCGCAGTACCGCTGGTGCAGGCAATGTTGAAGAGATTGCTTGTACTTCGGCAGGCCGGGGCATGATCGCTGCAACCGATGCTTCTGCTCAGCGCAACCTTCTTAGCCTTGGTTCTCTTGCCGTAAAGAGCACGGTATCGAATGACGATATCGCTGATGGAACCATTCAACTTAACAAGTTGCAAAGTCTTGACGCATTTAAACTTATTGGAACAGGTGCTGCTATTGGTACTCCTATTGCACTAAATTCTACAGGTTTTGGTCAAGCATTGTTTCAGACAACCAACAATGCAACTTTTAGAGCCACTACGGCTATGTACAACGCCACGGCCACCAATTTCATTGGCCTTGGCAATGCAAGTGTCCTGACCTCCGCTGCGCCTTTGGCTACAGACATGATGCTTGGAAGGTGGACCAATTTCCGCTTTAACTCAGGTTTGAGCACTGCGTCCATTGGTGTCAACAATCAGACATGGCTCTGCTTTTGTGTACCGTCTGCGGGTGGTAACTTTGGAGTTGGCCTTATTACCGTTATCAATAACGTGCTGAAGACTCCGCTTCAAGTTGCTGAGGATTGTAATCTACCCACGGACGGCAATTCGTATGCGTTCTGCTGCGTCCGCGTTGCATAAGGAAACCAAATGCCTACCTACATCAATCCCGCAATGACCACTGGTTTGCTTGTGACTAACAACAAGTTGTCTGAACTGGCTGTAGATGCGGCAACGCAGGAAGTGGCCATGGATAACATTGGCCTTCTGTATGTCCTGCCTATTGGCACGATTATTCCTTATGCTGGAACTGTGCTTCCGGTAGGCTTTTTGACCTGTGACGGAACCGCTGTTAGCCGGACTGGTTATGCAGGGCTCTTTGCAATCACGGGAACTCGTTATGGTTCTGGCAACGGAACTACCACGTTCAATTTGCCCAACGTGACGGCTGGTCTTACGCTTTCTGCCTCTAGCGTGGCCTACATCGTCAAGTATGACAACACCAGCGGCATTCTTGAAAGCCCGTAATCATGCACGGTGAATCCGAAATGATGCTGGCTATTGGTCGGCTAGAAGGTAAAGTGGATACGTTGATTCAGATGCAACGCATTCAGGAAGATCAGATCAAGAACCATGAAGAACGACTTCGGGAACTGGAGCATTCGCGGTCTTTTACTATGGGTATGGCTGCGGCTGTCGGGGCTGTGGTCTCAGTTACACTCAATCTCATTGTAAAAGCCCTCAACTAACACAGGAAACACAATGGCTACTTTCAAGATTATTGACGCACAGGCAATCACGACTTCTCCCACCAACTCTTCGGCTGTCAACCCAGATCTGACCCCGGATCGCTATGGCACGGTTGTCGTGACCCACAGCGGTTCTCGTCTTGCCGCAGGATCTACGGTTTCCGTGTACCTTCAGGGCTCGTTTGACGGAACCAATTATTTTGACATTGAAGCCATGAAGCCGAGCGATCCCACTTACATTGCAGGAACGCTGAACTCGTGGTGTCGTGTTGTGCCCCTTGTCGCATATGTTCGTGTGTCTGTGGTCAACGGTGGCGGGCTGACATACAACGCTTGGGTGTTTGAATAATAGGAGAACCCATGGGCCTAGTTCCATACACGGCTGGTAAGCGGCGCACCTTGACCCCAATTCGTCAAAGTGTTTCTGATGGCTCCACGCTTTCGCTTGACTTCACCACGGGTGTCCTTGACCCGCGCCTGACGTTCACGCGCAGCACCAACGCCACCTTCATCAACTCGCAGGGGTTTGTGCAATACGCCGAAGCAAATATGCTCGTCAACTCTCCGATGCAGGATGCTGCAAATCCTCCTTCGGGGTGGACGTTCTTTGGTACCGGCGGAACAATATCGACCCCCGTATCTGGAAGCAGAAAAATTGCAACTACGGGGTCAGGTCAGCAGGTGTTCACGTACCAAAGTCTGAATCTTCCACAAGGACTTACCTTCACGTTGTCGTTTGTAGTTTCGGAAATTACCGGGACGATAAATTACAACGGAATTTGCTTTGCAGATGGAGCCGCAAGCAGCCAACTTTGGGTAAACGGCGCACAGATTACTAATTTCAGCGCGCAAGCCGTTGTTGGTTCATACTGCTTAATTTATGTGCCTGGTGCAGGCGCGACTGCTCATCGAATTGGAACAGGAGCAAACTCATCTTCTTCCGGCGTGTGCTCCATGACTTTCCACTCTGCACGGGTGCAGCCGGGTTCATTCACGACGACCACCTACATTCCGTCTACCCTTACGGCGGCATACCACGCCCCCCGCTTCGACTACGACCCCACCACACGGGCTCCTCGCGGGCTGCTGCTTGAAGCGCAGGTTCCCAATCTTGTTGCTAGAAGTCAGGCTCTAAATCAATCTCCGTGGCTCAAAGCAGCAACGAGTATTTCTGAAACAGGTACAGGCTCTCCGGCAAATGACGCAACATCTAATGTCCTAACGTGGACAAATGGAACGGCAGTAGGGTCTGCGTACACGGAGCAATCGGGGCTTCCTGTGTCTGCTAGTCAGCCGTATACATGGAGTGTGTGGCTGAAGAACCGTGGTAATCAACGTGTATCTGTATTCGGATTTACCAAGACATCGGCAAATGCCTTTTCAGGCAACTTGGAAATGACCGTTGATTTCAGCGTGGCAACTCCAACCGCAGCCATAACTACGTCCACTAATTTCACCAGCACATCTGTGACTACGCCGGTTGCGTTTGGAAACGGGTGGTATCGCTGCACGATGACTGGAACGACTCCAAGCAACGCGGCTATAACTGGTTTTGGTATCTCAAACAAAAATGCTGTTCCAGCAAGTGGAACAAACGGCTGCGAGGTTTGGGGCGCACAACTGGAGACAGGCTCCGGCGCATCCTCGTACATCCCGACCGGGGCGAGTCAGGGGAGCAGGGCGGCGGATTCCTGCGTGATGACCGGGACGAACTTCTCGTCGTGGTTCAATGAATCGGAAGGCACTTTTATAGCGCAATTTCAGACGCAGCATCAAGGAAACACTTCCAGCGCGGCATACTTGCTTGCACTTGACAGCAGCGCATCAAAGCGACTCATATACCTAAATACCACTCTAGACACCGCATCCACATTTGATGGAAACTTGGTGATTAGTGCTGTGGGAGATGTGACTGGAGTGCTTGCAAAGGTTGCAAGTGCCTACAACAGTTCCGAACGCGCACTCGTTGCAAATGGCGGAACAGTTGCTACTGGATCAGTCGCAGTTGGCTACTCATCTGCAACGAGTCTTGGAATTGGACTTCTTGCTTCCAATTCAACTTTCAAGCAAATTAAATTCTTTCCGACTCGGCTTTCAAATTCGCAACTTCAGGTGCTAACGGCATGAGTGATTACTATCTACGCTCAAACACAGAGTCCGATCTTGACGATGCACTCATTGCCGCAGGGCTAGCCGAGGAACGCACCGACGAGGAAGGCGAGGTCATGGTGCTGCCCGTCGCAGGTGTCACCCTTGACCGCATCGGGCCGATTCCAGCCAAGGTAGACGAAGAAAACGTCATCGTCAGTCCCGGAGACACCCGTTACCACGCTAATCTGCGGGTGTCTTTTGAACTAACGCAGGATCAGATCGATGCGTTGCCTACCTTCGGTCCCGCTCCCTCCATCCCTTACCGAGTATTCCTGTGAAACGCGAACTTCTTGAACACATCCACAATGCTCTGGCAGAAGAACTGCTGAAGAAGATCATGGATGGTTCTGCTACGGCCACGGAACTCAATGTTGCACGGCAGTTCCTGAAGGACAATGGAATTGACTGTGCACCCATTGCCAACACGCCCATGCTGAACCTTGCCAAGATCATGCCGTTTGATGAAGAGGCTGCGTGAACGAACTTGAGAGAAAACTCAAGGACTTCAGGAACTTTGT